TATAGGATTTACCGGTTCAGTAGGTGCTGGTTATACAGGTTCGGCTGGCGCTACAGGATTTACCGGTTCAGCAGGTGCTGATGGATCTATAGGTTATACAGGTTCAGCAGGAGCAGGTTACACAGGTTCTGCTGGTGCTACAGGATTTACCGGTTCAACAGGTACTACAGGATTTACCGGTTCAGCAGGTGCTGGATTTACTGGATCAGCTGGAGCTACAGGATTTACCGGTTCAGCAGGTGCTGATGGTGCTACAGGATTTACCGGTTCAGCAGGAGCTGGTTATACAGGTTCGGCTGGTACTACGGGATTTACAGGTTCAGCTGGCACAGCAGGAGCCACAGGTTATACAGGTTCAAAAGGTGCTGATGGTATAATTGGTGTTGATGGTTATACTGGTAGTCAAGGTTATACAGGTTCAGCTGGTGCTATAGGATTTACCGGATCAAAAGGTGCTGACGGCATAATTGGTGTTGATGGTTATACTGGTAGTCAAGGTTATACAGGTTCAGCTGGCTCAGCAGGAGCAACAGGTTATACAGGTTCAAAAGGTGATCAAGGCACACAAGGTTTTACAGGATCAGCAGGTGTAGGTTATACAGGTTCGGCTGGTGCTACAGGATTTACAGGATCAAAAGGAGATTTAGGATTTACAGGTTCAAAAGGTGATCAAGGCACACAAGGTTTTACAGGATCAGCAGGTGTAGGTTACACAGGTTCAGCAGGCACTAATGGATATACAGGATCAAAAGGAGATTTAGGTTTTACAGGATCTGCCGGCGCTGATGGAGATATTTACCATACAACATCTTTAACTACTTTAAATCTTTCTACTTACGCTCTTGCTGCTACTATTTCATTAACAACAGTAGATTTAGGATTAGACTATTCACCACAACAAACAATTATAATTGCTTCAACAGCAACTCCTACAAATCACATACATGCTAAAGTTTTAACTTATAACGCAGGTACTGGTGCGTTAACTGCTGAAGTTACTAATATTGACAACGCAGCTAACAGTTCTGAAAGTTCATGGGAACTTAACTTAGATGGTGCAGTTGGTGTTAGAGGTTACACAGGATCAAAAGGCGATGTAGGATATGTTGGTTCAAAAGGTGATATAGGATATACAGGTTCTAAAGGTGATGTAGGATATACCGGTTCAAAAGGAGATTTAGGTTATACAGGATCTTTAGGTTATACCGGATCAGAAGGAAATTTAGACGTAACTACAGCTGCTACTCCTCCTTCAAGTGCTCAATATGGAGATGTTTGGATTGATGAATCAACAGGCGTACAATATTTTTATTATACAGATGGAGATACTGATCAATGGGTAGAATTTTCAAACGTAGGATTAAAAGGTTATACTGGTTCACAAGGTAATATAGGATATACAGGTTCTGCTGGAACTATAGGTTATACAGGTTCAGCCGGAATAGGATATACAGGATCGCAAGGTAATATAGGATATACAGGTTCTTCTGGTTCACAAGGTTCTTTAGGATATACAGGTTCAATAGGTGCTCAGGGTAATATTGGTTATACAGGCTCTGTAGGTTCTACAGGTTTTACAGGATCGGCAGGAGATACAGGTTTTACAGGTTCACGAGGAAATATTGGATTTACAGGTTCTGCTGGTTCAGCAGGTCCAACAGGTGCTACAGGTTACACAGGTTCATTAGGAAATATTGGATATACAGGATCTGCTGGTTCAGCAGGTTCAACAGGCTCTACAGGTTACACAGGCTCTGCTGGTTCAACAGGCGCTACAGGTTACACAGGTTCAGCAGGAGCTGGTTACACAGGTTCACAAGGACTTATAGGATATACAGGTTCAGCCGGTTCGGGGTCTGATGTATTTGCACGTTGTAGCTCTAGTTTTGGCGAGGCAAACATAGTAACAACAAACTTAAATACAGGTACAGGTATAAATTCTTCAAATAATTTTTTTGTTGGTTGTTTTGCTGGACAATGTTCAGGAGAGGCATATGAGTATGCTACTTTTAATACTTCAGCTTCAAATAATACTTTTATAGGAAGATGTGCTGGTCGTTGTAATATTGCTGGAGGTAATAACACATTTTTAGGACTTCAAGCAGGTTATAGTAATGCTTGTGGTAGCTCTAATATTTTTATTGGATGTTGTTCAGGTTATTCTAATACAAATGGATCTGGCAATATTTTTTTAGGTAGAACTGCTGGTAATTCAAACACGTGTGGATGTAGTAATGTTTTTTTAGGCGATAATGCTGGACGTAACAATACAACAGGCAATTTTAATTTTTTTGCAGGAGAATATGCAGGATTCTGTAATACAACAGGCAGTCATAGTATAGCAATAGGATGTAGAGCTTTAAGAAACTCAACAGGATCAAATAACGTTGTTTTTGGAAATTACGCAGGTAGAAACATCACAACTGGCTCATATAATTTTATTGTAGGCAGAGATGCAGGTAGAGATTTATCTACAGGCAGACATAATATTTTAATTGGCCAAAGTGCTGGTTTAGGACTTTCAGGAGTAGGTAATACAGCATGTGATAACATTTTTATGGGTCAAGCTGCTGGACAATGTGTATGTTTTGGTGATTGTAACGTTGTATTAGGATATAATGCTGGAGTTTGTATAACTTCTGGCAGAGAAAATGTTTTTTTAGGTCAGAAAACAGGATATCATAACGGTTCAGGAGTAGGTAATGTTGCCATAGGAACTTGTGCATTAATGTATAATTGTTGTTATGCTGAAAACGTAGCAATAGGAACATGTGCTTTAAAATGTACTAATCTTTCTTATTATACTATAGGAATAGGAAAAGACGCAGGAATGTGTACATATCAATCCAATTCTAACACGTTTTTAGGTCATTATGTGGGAGTAAATTTATGTATGGCTGGCATGCACAGAAATTTAGCCGCAGGATGGTGTTCTTTTAATAAAAATATTGGCGGATGTGAGAATATAGCCATAGGTGCTTACACAAATCAATGTGGTAATACGGCAAGTTATAACATTTTTATGGGAACTTGTACAGGTAGATTTACAGATTCAGGAAATTATAACGTACTTATAGGTTATCGTTCAGGATATTGTAACACTCTTGGTTGTAATAATATATTTTTAGGTAATAGAGCAGGTTTTTGTAATACCGGAGGACATTGTAATATTATAATTGGTGTTAATGCTGAAGGAGATGGAGCTAGTTGTAGTAATCAAATAATACTTAAAGCCGGATGCAATACATTAAAAGTAGATTCTGCTGGATCTTTTACTTTAAATGGAACTACTGTAGGTTCAGGAGGTGGAGGATATACTGGCAGTCAAGGTTATACAGGCTCTCAAGGTTACACAGGTTCAAAAGGTGATCCTGGAGGTTATACAGGCTCTCAAGGTTACACAGGTTCTTTAGGTTATACAGGATCTCAAGGTTACACAGGATCAGCAGGAGCTGGTTACACTGGTTCCACAGGTTCAACAGGATATACAGGTTCACAAGGTCCAGCAGGAGGTTATACAGGTTCAAAAGGTGATACAGGTTATACAGGCTCAGCCGGTTCAGGAGCTTCATCACGTACAACTGTTACGGTTACATCATCATCTTTAAGTAATAATAGTTCCGAAAATTTAACAATTACAGGTTTTAAAGGATATGCTTTATTCAAAATAGAAACTTCTGCAGCTGCTTGGGTAAGAATTTACACAGATACAACTTCACGTTCTAATGATAGTTCTAGGGGTGAAACAACTGATCCTACTTCAGGTTCAGGAGTTATTGCTGAAGTTATTACAACAGGCAATCAATCAATTTTAATATCACCTGCTGTTATAGGTTTTAATAATAATGGCACTATCAGTACAGATATTCCTATTTCTGTAAAAAATAAAAGTGGTTCTACAACAACTATTACAGTAACTTTAACAATTTTACAATTAGAAATTTAAAATGTCTGAAACAAAAGAGTATGTAGTTACTTTACGTAATAGACAAGACATTGATTCTTTTTATGAAGATATGGAAAATACCGAAGGTACTTTACATATTCCTAATCGTAAGGTTGATATTGCTAATATAAGAGAAATAAGTAGAAACACACATTATTATTTAACAGACGAAGAAGCAAATATTTTAAAAAACGATCCTAGAGTTTTAGCTGTAGAAAAATTACCTAAAGAAAAAAATTTAATTCCTGTTACTTTGTGGTCTCAAACGGGCAATTTTGAGAAAAGCAACACAATAGACTCTACTGATAAAAATTGGGGATTATATAGTGTTACAGAAAGAACTCCTTTATCAAATTGGGGAACAAACGGATCTTTTACTCAAACTACACAAACAATTTACACTACATCTTCAGGAAAAAATGTAGATGTTGTTATTGTTGATGCTCATATTAATGGAAATCATCCTGAATTTGCCGTAAATTCTGATGGAACAGGCGGAAGTCGATTTGTTTCATATGATTGGTTTCAACATAGTTCAGCTTTAGGATATGTAACAACATCACCTTATAGTTATAATGCTGTGAGTAGTAATCATGGAACGCATGTAGCTGGCACTGTTGCAGGAAATACTCAAGGTTGGGCTAGAGATGCTAATATCTATAATATTGAATTTAATTATTCTTCATCAGGAGGTCCAGCAGGTAGTTGGGAATTATACATTTATGATTACATAAGAGAATTTCACAAAAATAAACCAATCAATGCTATTACTGGAAGAAGAAATCCTACTATTGTAAATAATAGTTGGGGTTATAACTATGTAGATCTTTATTTAAGTAATATCACACAACTTAATTATAGAGGTTCAGTAATTAGTATTTCTGGAACAGATGAACAAAAAAAAGCAACTTTACAAACCTATGGAATTCCTGTATTTTATAGTAACGCATTAAGAGCAACACCTGCAAGATATGCTGCTTTAGATGCTGATGTTGAAGATGCAATAAATGATGGAATTATATTTGTTGGATCTTCAGGAAATTCGTATTGGAACGTAAATACTGTATCAGATTTAGATTATAATAATTATTTTGATTATACAAGTTTTGGTGGTATTACAGTTTATCCTATGCAAGGTTCAACACCTACAGCTTCAGGTACTTCATTATGTATAGGTGCTATAGATGTTGTAACACAGGAATATAAAACTACATTTAGTAATTATGGAAGTCGAGTAGAAGTTTATGCTCCAGGTAGATTTATAACATCAGCAGTTTATAATTCTACAGCTTCAACTGAATTTAATATCACATTGGTGGACGATCCTAGAAACTCTAGTTATAAATTAGGATCTATATCAGGAACTAGTATGGCATCACCACAGGTTACAGGCCTTTTAGCTTGTTTATTAGAAAATTTTCCTTCAATGACACAATCTGAAATAAAAACATATATAGAAAATAATTCAACTAGTAACAGAATATCATCTACTGGAGGTGGTGCATCGGATTATACATCTCTAGGTGTAAATTCAAATAATAGATATTTATTTTACAAAAAAGAAAGAGAATTAACAGGATATGTAAAAATAAACACTGTTAAAAACAGATCAAGTTCAGGAAATGTTTATCCTAGAACACAAATTAGAAGATACGGTTAAAAAAATGAAAATTATAAATAAATGTATTAAATTAAATTTTTCTAAAAAATATTTTTTAGAAAGTTGTTTTTGAGCATTTTTTTTGTATAAATAATTATAAATTAACTTAACTAAAAAGGTTAAATAGACAAATATGCCAGTAATAAATTTTCCTTCAAGTCCCTCGCTTAATCAAACCTATACATTAGGTACTCGTACATGGAAATGGAATGGAAGTGCTTGGGAGTTAGTACCTCTTACAGCAGGGTTTACAGGTTCTAAAGGAGATATTGGTTACACAGGATCACGAGGTGATACTGGTTATGTAGGTTCTAAAGGTGATCAAGGTTACACCGGTTCACAAGGTAATATCGGTTACACAGGTTCAAAAGGTGACCAAGGTATTCAAGGTAATACAGGATTTACAGGCTCACAAGGAGATATTGGTTATACAGGTTCTAAAGGCGATATCGGTTACACAGGTTCACAAGGTATTCAAGGTGATCAAGGTATTCAAGGTTACACTGGTTCACAAGGTGAACAAGGTACTCAAGGTGATACAGGTTTTACAGGATCACAAGGAGATATTGGTTACACAGGTTCACAAGGTATTCAAGGTATTCAAGGTTACACAGGTTCACAAGGTAATCAAGGTGTTATAGGTTACACAGGTTCTAAAGGCGATATTGGTTACACAGGTTCTAAAGGCGACCAAGGTATTCAAGGTGATACAGGTTTTACAGGTTCACAAGGTGTTACTGGTTACACAGGTTCTAAAGGCGATATTGGTTACACAGGTTCTAAAGGCGACACAGGTTTTACAGGATCTGCTGGTACTGCCGGTGCTGACGGAGATATTTACCATACAACATCAACAACTAATTTAAATTTAGGAACGTACTCTCTTGGCGATACTATTACTTTAACTACTGTTGATTTAGGATTAGATTACTCAGCTCAACAAACAATTTTAATTGCTTCTACTGCTACACCTACAAATCATATTCATGCTCAAGTATTAACATACAATTCAGGCACAGGTGTTTTAACTGCTACAGTTACAGATATTGCTAATGCTGTAAATAGTTCTTTAAGTTCATGGGAAATTAATCTAAACGGTGCTGTAGGTATTCAAGGTTACACAGGCTCTAAAGGTGATACTGGTTACACAGGCTCAAAAGGAGATTTAGGATATACAGGATCAAAAGGAGATGTTGGTTACACAGGATCTAAAGGTGATATTGGTTACACCGGCTCACAAGGATATACAGGTTCAAAAGGTGATATCGGCTATACAGGTTCTAAAGGTGATATTGGTTACACAGGTTCGAAAGGCGACCAAGGTATTCAAGGTGTTCAAGGTTATACAGGTTCACAAGGTATACAAGGTATTCAAGGAGACACAGGCTATACTGGTTCACAAGGTGATATTGGATATACTGGTTCTCAAGGTATTCAAGGTATTCAAGGTTACACAGGTTCACAAGGTAATCAAGGTGTTATAGGTTATACAGGATCTAAAGGTGATACAGGTTATGTTGGCTCTAAAGGTGATCAAGGTTACACAGGTTCACTAGGTTATACAGGATCAAAAGGTGATACTGGATATACAGGTTCTCAAGGTACAACAGGTTATGTAGGATCAGAAGGAAATTTAACAATTACAACTTCTGCTACTCCTCCTTCAGGCGCTCAATATGGAGATATTTGGTTAGATGAAAATACAGGTATTCAATATTTCTGGTACAATGATGGAAATTCAAATCAGTGGGTAGAATTTGCTAACCAAGGTATTGTAGGATTTACAGGTTCACAAGGAGCTATAGGTTATACAGGCTCAGCAGGCAGTGGAGGTGGCGGTGGCCCATTTGCTACTTGTAATACTTCAAACATAGTTTCAACTGGTGCAAGTATAGGAACAGGTACAGGTGGAGCAGGTACACATAACTTTTTTGTTGGTTGTAATTCTGGTGCTTGTAACGATAACGGTCAATGGAACGTTTTTGTTGGACAAAATGCTGGTTGTGGTAACACAGATGGTAATAATAATATTTTTATAGGTAGATGTTCTGGTAAAAGTAACACACTAGGTAGTGGAAGTGTTTTTATTGGTGGCAGAGCTGGTCGTTATAGTACTGGTAGTAGTAACGTTTTTATAGGTATAAATTCTGGTGGTTATAACGGAGCAGGTTATAGTAACGTTTTTTTAGGTGAATATTCTGGAGCTGGTAATACAACAGGATATATGAACGTATTTGTTGGA